TATCCAAATAATTTTGCAATGATGCCAGTAGGTAAATTTAGAGTTCTAACTGGTGATTGTCCACCTGCATTTGACGACGATGGAACCCAACCCTTTACTGATGATTTTTATTTTGGTGGCCGAATAGTACAGATGTATAGGATACCAAAAGAAACACTAACAGGAATAAAAGGAATTACTTTACCAAAAAATAATTTAGTAACAGAAAAACAAGCAATTCCGGCAGATAATCTATACTTGTTTGATGTAGAAAATGGCCATGACGGTTTGTGCGCCGATTGTTAAACATTAAATATATAATAAAAATGTCTCAATTTCCATACAACACAACAAGCGATGAATACTCGTATCCTCCGTATAAGAAAGGAATAAATTCTTTTTATACAAATAATGAATATGCTTGTATGAGTCCATATGGGCCAGTTTCTAATATAAACTGCCCAAAAGATCAACCGTACTGCACATGTCCAGATAAAGTTGCAGAATTACAACCTTCTGATGCAGAACCAACCGATACTTATCTAGCCGAATTAAAAAATGGAACAAGCGAATGTTTATTAATTAAACAAAAATTAAGTACTGATTGGATTGGAATAGATTACGGTAATCCTCATGCGGACTATAATTGTACAAATTGTGATAGTCCTACTGAACAAGAATTTACTGATGTTGGTGATGTTGATGCGGCTTGGAGATCTTATATTGAAGTTAAAATTGATACTGAGAGTGGTGGTGATGCCGGTAATAATGAACAGTTAGTTGCTACATCAGATAAAAAATACTATTACAATTATGACAAACGAAAATTGTTTGGTGAATCGCCATTCCCACCAGATTCTAGTGAAGTTTTAGATAATACAGTAGATTGTGGAAACGGTAGTTTAATTGGTCCATATTTTCAATACTATAAAGAATATTCAAAAACTGCGGCTACATTCTGGAACACTCCACCAAAAACACCACTTCTTAGAAAAGCACAAACCGCATTAATGAACACTCAAAGAATTAAAATTCTTGTTCACGGTAATTTTAACGCTAGACCAGGAAGAATGGTAAATGTAGATTACTTTAATTTTGGTGGTCGTTGGATGATTTACAAAATACAAAGAATCTTAACAGCACAGAAACATTCCATGTATCTCTATCTTATGCGAGACGGAGTAGAATAAAATGGCAAAATACACAGACATAGACCTATATCTAACTAAAAACGAAATAACCAACGATATCAATTATAAATTGGATATTGCTGCAATAGGCCAATCTATTAAAAATATAATATTAACAACTAAAGGAGAACGATTCTTTGATTTTACTTTTGGTGGAAACGCTTATGATTTAGTTTTTAATCAGTTATCTCCTTTACGTACAAGATTGAAAGAAAAAGAACTGACGGCTGCTATAGGAGTACATGAACCTAGAGCTCTTGTTCAAAGCCTAAATATTACAGATTCTAATTTGGGTTATTGGAATATAGAAATAACATATTCTCCTGTCTATGATCAATCTATAACAAAAAGTATTACTCTAACAGTAGGTAACGACAAGTAATGGCTAATCCTAAAATAAACATCTCATCTTTAGACTTTGACAGTATTAAAACGTCTTTAAAGACTTATTTAAGTGGTTTAAAGAACTCTGACGGTACTCTTACCTTTGAAGGATACGACTTTGATGGAGCTGGTATTAACGTATTGTTGGATATTTTGTCTTACAATACTTTATACTACTCGTTCTACAGTAATATGATTGGTAATGAAACTTTCTTAGATACTGCTCAGATAGAAAATAATATAGTTTCATTAGTAAAACCTTTAGGCTATCTTGTTACCGGTAAATCTGCTTCTAAAACAGAAATGACAGTTAAGTCTGTATCTACAACCGATACTCTAATCGCTTACACTGATTTTTTCACTGCTTTAAGCACATCGGGTGCTTCTTATAGATTTTATCCAATACAAAATTACAGCTTGGCGTCCGGAGCAAATACTGATATTGTACTATACGAAGGCAGGACGGTTGCTAATAATTTACAAATAGTGGTTGATATCGCAGATCAAAAAGGATTTTTAGGTAATACAAACATAGATTTAAACACATTGACCGTGAAAGTTAATGGAACTGCATGGACACAGTATAGTGCATTTCAAGCTAATCCGGGACCAGACAGTGAAGTTTATTTCTTAGACAGAACTTCTTCCGGTTTTTATATAATATTTGGTAAAAAAACTTTAAACGATTATCAAGCAACCTTTGGTAAACAAATTGCAGAAAATGATGTGGTTACTGTTTCTTACATGGTGCCATCTGGAACCGTTGCCAACAATATAACTTCAATCAAAAATAGCAAAGTTACTGCATCATCAACAAGCAAATCTGCTGGTGGTACTGATGGTGTAGATTTAGATCTTGTAAAATTCTTTGCTCCCAAAATGTTTGCAGCAAACGATCGTGCAGTAACTAAAGATGATTATTATGGTTTATTATTTTCTTCAAATATTCTACCATCCTCAATAACACAATCCGAGCAAGTAAATGTTTGGGGTGGCGAAGAAGCAGATCCCCCAGCATTTGGAAGAGTGTTTATTTCATATGCAGATACCACGTTAACAACAAATACTGCTTCTGTCAAGAAGAGCATAGCTTTCTTAAAAAATAAATCAGTGGTTACCGTTCTTCCAGAATACGTTCAACCACAAACAATTACAGCACAGTTGTCTGTTGTTGCAACTGGAGCAAGTACTGCAGAATTAGCTGGTATCAAAAAATTAATAGAAGATAATTATAATACCACTTTAATTTTTAATAATTCAGTAGTACTAACCGATATAAAAAATCTAATAACCGATAATTATTCCAGCGTAAGACGAGTAGATATGAGTTCTGCTAGTCTATTATTGGTGGTAAAAGGTTCTGGTTCTGATAAAGCACTATACTTTAAAAATCAATTAAATGATCCTTCCACAGCAGGGGAAGTTGTGTCTTCTACTTCTTTTAGTTACAAAGGAATAACGATAAATTTGGTGGACCAAAAGATAAACAGCACTGAAGGATATTTGGTGGCACGCAACGCTTCAACCGGAGCAATAATTAATAGTTTTGGTAATTTAGGATCTGTTGATTATTCTATAGGTAGTGTTGCTATTAACGGTAATGTTTTATCGGCTGGTACAGACATCACCGTGACAGCAAAACCAAAATACACAGATTCAATAACAATAAAAAATGAATTTTTAGTTAATGTTTCGGCAACAGTAACCGGAGCATAATATAAATGATACTATTATTCTTCAATAAAAATAAACAAAACAAAGAATACGATACAAATCGAGACCTTTCTACTTTTGATACCGAGCCAAGAGCTCAATTTAAATCATTAGCACAACCGGTAGCTTCTTTTTACGCTCCAACAGTAGATTTAACTACTTCTTGTAATTACCCTTTAAATATACGAGAACTTTTTCCTTATTGGTTAAGATTAACTTCTAATGGTGATTCTGTTTTAATATCACTAACAGAAAAATATTATCAGTGGTTAACCTGTAATACTAAAGATATAAACACTTTAAGCTTTTTTCGTTTAGAAGATCTTATAGATTTAGAAAATATTCCAGACGAATTAATTGAACATTTATCTAATACGTATTTAAACTCTTTACCAGCTGATTCCATTAATAACAATATTGTTAGCCCGGAAAAAGTTAAAAATATTATTGATAATATTAAAGTAAATCTTTACTCTAAAAAGGGAGCAGAAGACGGATTTAAATACGTAATTAATCAATTTTTTGGTGTAGATCCGGATCTAATATCAATATCTTATCCTAAACGATACGTTTTACGATTAAACGGAGGCAGATACGATTGGATGTCGGATAATCTGGCTTCTGCCACGAATTACTCTACCAATCTTGACGATTTTTATCCACAATTAACAGGCAGTTATTTAAATTATTCTGTTCTTTACGATAACGATTTATGGCAAGAACATTCTTACGTGGTTAACGTTTCTGGTGTGTCTTTAGAAGCTTATGAGAATGTAGTAAAACCAATATTACATCCTGCTGGTACCAAAGATTTCTTCCAAGTAAGACAAGATATATTTAATAACGTATCAGATGCCACCAGTAACGTAAAAAGTGAATTGCCATTTTTGGCAAATTATGCTTTGTATAAACTAGGGTCTACTGCAAGTATTGGGTATACATTTGGTTGCTCTGGAGCCTACGGTGGCGTTACCGGCCAACCAATATACGTTTTCCCCAGTTGGGATGCAGAAATATCTGGTAAGTATTATCCAGGCATGTCATTTGGAGAGATAAATATTGGTGATTTCTTATATTTAACACCAAAAGAAGGACAAAGTTATCCAAACACAGGATTAACCTGCTCATAATATGAACGAAAAATTATCACAAAACTTTTTAAAAGAGATACAATTTCCAGAATTACATTTGGTTTTAGGTGGTTTATCTGGCCAAAGTGATCCTAATTCGTTTAGTCCAACCGCAGACTCTTTGGTTGCCAGAAGAATCGGTGCAACCGAAAGAGCATTAATTGCAGACAATAATGAATGGCAATACGGAAAAGTGTATACCGCATGGGGTCCAGATATTACTTCAAATTATTATGCGTATAACACCAGCAATAGAATAGTTTATATCTGTACAGACAACAAACCAAATAACCGAATAGACGAAGAATCTGCAATTTCTACCATTATTCCGTCACACACAACTCCCACAATTGAAACTTATGAGGATGGATACAGCTGGATTCCGTATTTTAAAACAGATATTACTCAACTAGAATTTTTGTCAAAAACCGATCTTCCTATTCCAAATTTAGGAAAATCACAAGCGTTTAGTTCTTTTTCAGACAAATACGAATCTCTTTGTGGTACCGGATTAACTTCTTACGGTTGTTGCTGTCTGTATTTTAAAGAAAATAGCGTAGACGAAGTAACATCAGAAGTTTATAACGCAGGCGACGTAACCAACGAAGTAATTTTTTCAGACTGTTTTGAGTGTCAGAAGCTGGCAGACGCTTTAGATCGAGACGTTATCTTCTTGAGTGGTGTTACTTCTGGTGGTATCACCAGTTCACATCCTTTAGAAAATCCGTTATGCCCAGCCACAAAAACAATAAAAACACTGCAAGACGAACTAACAGAAGAACAGTATACGCTGGTTCCAGGCTCAAGCAGAGAGTATGCCTTATATCTTCTTAACAATTTCACAAACGAAACCGGTATAATGGCTGCTCGTATAGATTTAAGTGGATTAACTTTGCCAGGATACACTTCTACAATCACAGAAAATCCAGAAATAACAATTAAAGATCAAACCGGAACAGGTGCCAGAGTTAGAGTGCTAACTAGTGGTTTAGATCCAACTACTGGCCGTTATCCAGTTACAGGTGTTGAGTTGCTGGAGTCTGGTACTGGTTATACTGAAGTAACAGACTGGAGTTTAAATAACACGTTTGTTGATGATTATATTCAATTAGTACACTTCCCAAGCAATTTTTATAATGATCCAACTCAACTAGTTCCTGGTAAACGGTATAGAATCAAGGCACAAATAACCAGTGACGAACTTGCAAGCAATGTTAATGTTGAACAAATAACTAAATTTGCAGTATTAAGTAATCCTCAGTTTTACGGTAGCGAAGCTCCCGCAATTTATCCAGAAGGCGACCGAAATTTTAGACCACTACAAACAAACGCATTTGCTATAACTGGACCATTTACAAGTATAGCATAATAAGGAATAATACATGGCATACGATCCCGGATCATTTCAAGAAGTTCTTTCTGTATCACAATATCAAGCAACCGCAGGTACTTCTGTTACTAAACCTGCTTTAGATAGCTATAATATTTTTTACACCAGTTTAAATACCAAGCCAAACGGAAAAGTCAGACTGGTATCAACCGCCACAGAAGGCCCCGGATACAGAGTGGATGTTGCAGATAAGCGAGACATAGTTGCTGTTAATGACGAAATAACAATTAGTGATACCGTTTATAAAGTTAGAGAACTGGTAACTCCTGAAATTGCTCCTGACAGCGGAAAGATAGTTTCTCCTCAAAATATAAGTGATAGTCCTATTGACGTATTTCCTAGTACTAAGCGTACTTATAGATTTGATATTAGTATAAATATAAACGACGTATAAAAATGACAATACCACAACCATTCATCAGCGATTTACCGCTAAAGCAAAACCCGTTCAGAAGCAGATCAGAATCTCAAATGGATGCTGCAAAAAATTATTTTGCCGTTGCATTTAAGCCTGGTTTCCCTTTACAAGCTTCCGAATTAAATGAATTACAAGAAAACTTTTACATTCAACAAACTTTAACACAAAACATGTTTGCCAACTGGCACAATATGAATTATTTGGAACAAAATGGTGTTGGTATGCTGGCAACTCCGTGGAACGGCTGCACTCCAGTAGATCCAGCACTAGTGAGTTATACTTCAGCATCCAGTAAAGTAACAGTAACCTTTAAAGCTGGTTGGTATCTAACAAAGCAAAATAATGTTAACGGTGGATTTGGGATATGGGTGTACAATAATACAGATACTGTAATTTTAACTGACTATAGCAATTCTTCAAATCCAGGTCTTGATGGAGATTATGGAATAATTATTAAACAAAACACCATTCAGTGCACCACTAATGCCACTGCAGCAACTTACGAAGATCGTTCATTACAAGATTCTTCAAACATTAACGTCATTAATGGTCCGTGTGGTGCTGCCAGATTACAAGTACAAATTATTCGTTTTGGTAAAGCAACCGATGTTGCAACCGGAGAAACTTTCTTACCAATCATAACAGCAAGCAGACCCGGAAGTTCTGTGGTCGTAGCCTTTAAGAATAATTACAACATAGTAGTAATATAATCCCATGCCAATAAACAATCTATTATACACTGATACGTTTAAAACTTGGTTTGATACAACCAATACCGTTATTAGCACATTAAATGGTGTAACAGTTTATAATATTCTTGCTGGTGACGGCATTAGTCTTAGCAGTTCTGGTGGTATATTTACTATCGGTCACAGTAACAACGTATCAACTGGTGTTACATTTGCTGGTAATGTAAAATTTAACGGAACAGTTTCTTTTGCTTCCAGCCCAACAGTTTCCAGCACAACCATCAATGTACTTCCTAAAGTGTCTGGACTAACCGCAGGAAATATTGTTCGTGTGACATCAAGCGGTGTAACTCTGGCAAAAGCAGACTCCAGAACAAACGCTGAAGTGCTGGGAATTGTTGTTGGTGAAGACGCAACCTCAAATATTGTTGCGGTTAACGGTTCCATTAACAGTACTACTTTTTCAAAAATAATAGGAAACGCTTTAGGAATTTCTGGTGGAACTTTGATTGCTGGCCAAGCGTATTTCTTAGATCCTGTAGTTGCTGGTGGTATCACTATAGTAGAACCACAAACTTACGGTTACGTTTCTAAACCTATGATTTTAGGTATTTGTGGCAATGCTGGTGCTTTGCTTCCTTATCGTGGTATTCAAATAGAAGGTATAAGTGCTGGTATTACTGCGGAACTTGATAATAAAATTGTAATTCAAATAGACATAGCAGAAAATTATACAGGAAATACTGTAAAAATTGGTGATCCTGTAGTTTATTTTACAGACGACAGTACAAGAGATATAGGAACCAGCAGCAATCCCAACAACAGTGCTAGATACGCATCAAAGACTTACGGTAAGATAAATGGTTCAACATACAACATATGTTCCATTTTAGATTTATCTACATCTATTGATAGATTTTTGTTGACTGGAAATACTTTCTTGGGATTAATTAGTGAAATTTTAGTAAATGATGGTACCAAATATATTTTAGAAATTACTTTACCGGGTGGTTCCTTTAATACTTTGATTTCTGATTTAGACACAAATTTCTTTACAGCAACAGCAACAACAAAAACAGATCAATTGATATTAGATTCTAGTGGCCGGTTAGAGACTGGTATAAATGCAGTTGCTCTCAGTAAAGCCAAGTTTGTTGATTTTATTAAGATCGATGCTTCAAACGCAAAAATAATACTTGCTGGTCGTGATGCAGCAGGATCTGGTAGTAGTCAATTTGTTGGAGCTGGATCGGTTGCAACCAGTGGAAGTACTGCTGCTTTAGAGTACGATAATTTAATTCCTAATGGTGCCTTTTCCATCTGGCAACGACAAACAACTTCATTAACTGCAGGCAATTTAAACACTTACTCTACACCATTTGCTGACAGATGGTTTGTGGTAAAGAACGGTTTAACCGGCATTTCTGGTCTAACATTAAACACCAGTAGACAAACCTTTGACTCAAATCAAACTTCAGTACCAGGTTCTCCACTATATTATGTGGATTTTAACACACAATACTCTGGTATTAGTGCTGCGCAAAACAGACCAAGACTAGAAAACGTTCAAAGCGAAGCCAGACTGCTTCAAGGACAACAAGCAACCTTATCATTCTGGGCCAAGTCTACTGTGAGTGGTTCCACTTTAGATATTGTTTATAACCGATATAAAGACACTTACGCCAATTCTGCTGCGGTAAAAACTGCAACCGAATCTCGTGTAAATGTAACTTATCCGACCGGTATTACACTAAACACTTTATGGAATGAATACCAATACACATTCACTCCAGCTGTTGCAGGATTTACTTTAGCAGAAACAGAAACCGGTTGGTTAGCTGTCGGACTAGAGTTCCCATCCAGCACTGCCACTGTCAGTTTAGCTCAAGTTCAGCTAGAACTTGGTGGAGATGTAACAGAAGCAATTTATAAAGATCCTAAATTAGAACTGGAAAGAT